GAGGGCCCTTGTTGGGCCCCCCAGGAAGAGTTGCGCAGGCAGCTTATCGGGACTCTCCCGATCTCACTTACCATTGGGGCTTAGTCGGACTTGGAGGAAGCCATGACAGATCGTTACCGTACCTTAGACAGTAGAAAAGCAGTCTCAGGGACATATCGTCTCAACGGGGTTGTGTCTACACCTTTGGTCGGCCTGCGTGGCATGCTGCAGACGTGTGAAGACCAAGTTGGTGATTGGGATGAGGATAACCCTCTGATCATCGACCGACAGTCTCGCTCCTTTGCATGCTTAGATGGAGAGAAGCCGTCACTCAAGACGGTAAAGGACGTATTAAACCACTTACCCATACTGGGCGTGGCATTGCGGTCCTTCCCATCAACAGTCGATGGGCTCACGACGCCAAACTTGGCGGCGATGGCACCCATTTGGCTGGGTCAGATGACCCCACAGGCGCGGGCCTTGAGCCTGCCTACCTTTGTGGGCGAGTTACCTGATCTTCCTTCACTGATCACCCAAATCCCAGGCCTCATCAGGCACTGGGGGAGAAGGCGTGGTTTACCACGCTGCTCAGCTGACGCCGCCCGCGCTCTGCGGGATGGTATCGGCGACTCTGGCTCCGCCTATCTAGGCGCCAAATTTGGATGGTCCCCGTTCTTACGGGACCTGGCAGAGATGCTCGGCATTCTTGAGGCTATTCGAGCCAACATGGAAATGCTTATGCGCCTCCGTTCAGGACGTTCGATTAAGAGGTCACTTCGGTTAGCACCCCAGATCGTCAACAAGGACCGAGGCACGCAAGTGCTCAGTTCCACGTTGTCGACCGTCAGGGCCCGTGTCACGCAGGTTAATTCCTGTGTACATTGGGTGACGTCACGCTGGGAACCCCTGTTTCCAGGGCAATTCCGCTACAGAAATGACGACGACCTCTGGAGAGAGGCATGTCGTACAGCCGTCGGGATCACTCCCGGTGGCGCTGTAGATGCGTGGTGGGAGCTCCTTCCATGGAGCTGGTTGGTTGACTGGTTTGCTAAGGTCGCGGCCTGGATGGCCCGATTTACGCGAAACAGCTTCCTTCTCAAGTGCACGTCGTTCTGTTACATGCGGACTTCTCAAGTCCATGTGTATTTTGCCATGAATCCCACGGATCCATGGGTAAAGGTGTCGCCGGAGCAGAACCTACTTCACCGCGTGAAGAAAGAACGGTTCCTCCTAGGCATTACAGAACGCCCGTCTAATGACCCTTCCCCCCCTGCTTTACCCGTCCTCTCGGACGGTCAGATGGGGATCCTTGGCGCCTTGCTGGCGCAGAAAGCAAAGGGTCTCCGACCATAAGCGTCTTTTGTAGGAGTTCTTCATGTACACTGATCCCCTGGTCCTCCCTCATGCCGATGGCAACATCAGCTGTGTCAGGATCAACCAAGACTCGTACACCGCGGAGTATTCGAACCGCGGTGCACTCTCAGCTACGACGGTGAAAATCCGTCATACCACAGTCGCTCCGAAAGCCGGTAAACCGGCCCTGGATCGGCACAACGTGGAGCTCTCCCAGCGTATCTACGCTGACGGAGAAGAGCCGGAAGTCTTCCGGCGCGTTTACGTCGTCATCGAGCAAGAGCCCGGTGACATGGACGTGAAACTTGTTGACTGTCTCGCGGACTGGCTGATAGCCACCGCGAACGCCAACACGACCAAGCTGCTGAGTTGGGAGTCGTAGTCAGCCCGTACGGGCAATAAAGACGATTCCCGGAGTAACCAACCATTTGTCTCGCCCCTAGATGGGGCATGCGTGGCCTTAGCGGGCCCCCCTGTCGGGAGCGTGGCAAAGGCAGGAGAGGTGATACCTCTCTTGTCAGGTTGGCTGGTGTGGGTGTCTGTGTACCTCCGTACATCCCGTTCCCCTAGACAAATGGGGTTGAGATGAAAAGGTACGTAGAAGAATTGGACCTATTTTACGCTGATCTGCTCACTGATGCAGAGTATGCGTACCCCTCGTTGCGTAGCGATTTCGAGAGAGACCGCCAGCGCATCTCACTTCTGTCCAGGAATAGAGGTCTGTCGTTTTACATGACGGACCTCCCAAACCTTGGCAAGCACCTTGACAGGTGTGTCGCCAGACAGCAGTACAGTCCGCCTCACCTGCCGGCCTCAAAACCGGTCCGGGAGGGCGTGGTAGTGATCCCGAAATTGTTCCGGGGACTCTACCTACTGCTGTTCGAACAAAATGGAAGGTTGAAAGAGGATGTTGATGTCATCGCTTACTTCTTTCTGCGCCAACTTCTATACGGCGCGAAGAAAGCGGACGCTGAATGCAGTGAAGCGGCAGTCGCCCAAGCAATTGAGGCGTTTGTCGACACTGATCTTGCTATCCCCATGCCTGATCCCTCTTGGGTGTCGCCTACAAGCGAATCGCTTGGACGTGATCATCGCGGGTTCGCCCTCGATGCCAAGATTGGGAGTGCAATTAGGGCCAAGCTCGGAGACGAGCGAGGTAGCAAGCTCCTTCGACGATTAGACGAAGTTGCGTCGATCGTTGTGACCACCCTCGGGCCTTACGAGGCCCAGGAATGGTCATTCAGCCACGGACCTGGCGCTGTGTCCGACGTTGCCAGTGGGGAAAACCGTTATAGGTTCCCGAACTGGTCAGAACGTCTTGAGCGCGTGTTTCCGGCTGGTGATTGTGCACACCACGATTACTTAAGCTGGGTTGACGAAGTCCTGTTGGATAGACGAGGCTCGCGAGAGCCGTCATCCCGTCTCATTGCTGTCCCTAAGTCGCTCACAAAGCCTCGGCTAATCGCCGTTGAGCCTAGTGAGATGATGTTCTGCCAACAAAATATTCGGCAGTACATTTATGAGCGATTCGCATCGACCTGGTTGTCAAAGTTCGTCTTGTTCGACGATCAACGACAGAACCAGGAGATGGCGCTCAGAGCTTCAGAGGATGGTTCACTCGCGACCATAGATTTATCGGAAGCGAGTGACAGGGTTTCATGTCAGGTGGTCGGTAACCTGATGAGGGCAAACATGCCCTTGTTGGAGGCACTGGCCGCGACGCGCACCCGATTCTGCGAGGTACCCTTGCGGGATGCTCAGAGAGAGCTAGTCGAGTTACACAAATACTCGACTATGGGTAACGCCACAACCTTTCCTGTTCAGTCTCTGGTATTCCTATGCGTTGCACTCGCGTGCTGCGCAGAAGAAGAGAGGATTGTCAACCCTCGAATCCTGAAGACTTACCAGGGGAAGGTGTCCATCTTCGGCGACGATATAATCGTGCCGACGAAAATCGCGGGGACCGTCTGCGACCTTCTCGAAGCCATGGGCTTCAAGGTCAATACCGCTAAATCTTATCTAGAAGGACTCTTCCGTGAGTCCTGCGGTGTTGACGCCTATCGGGGGACTTGTGTAACCCCCGCCTACTGGCATGGCGCTTTCGACGGAACACCTGAGTCTTATTCCTCGTGCATAGAAACCTCGAACAACTTTCTAAAGAAGTTCTTGGTGACGACTGCGTTTGGGATTGAAAGGCGTATGAACGGAGCCATCCGGTTCCCGACTGTGCCAATCAACTCAGGGGTGTGCGGTTTCGAATCCTTTACGGTGCCCCCCACACGGTTTCCAAGCCGGTGGAATCAAGCACTGCAGAGGGAGGAGTGGAGAGTCCCTGTGCTTGCACAGAGACTTGAAACAAAACCCGTACACGATAACACAGGTCTAATGCAGTACTTCACTGAGGATCCGTCACCAATGGATCCCTGGAAGTGCGGCATTCGGCTGCGTCCTGTGACGAAGATACGTCACAGGTGGGTACCTACAACCCAGTTCCTCGCGGAACGAGCGTAGTTAACATAGGGCTTCCTGATTCTCCCATTCTGATGGTGAGTCAGGCGTGGCAACATAAGATCTTGCCACAGGACTTCCCGGTCGGCCTAGCGAACGATGCTCTGAATACGCCCATAGAGGGCAGGAGCCCACCTGTATACGGAAAGTCCGTACAGGTGTGTGGCGC